CCAGCGATGTTAGCGTGCAGGAGGACGAGTGGTGAAGGAGCCCTGGTTCAACTCCGACGCGGACATCCCACGGCGGACCCGGATCATCTATCGGTTGACGTGGTGCATCGTGTGGCTCGACCGGGTGCCCTTGCGCGTCGCGTGGTGGCTCGAGAGAAACATTAGGGGCACAAGATGAAGATCGAGACGTTCCTGGTGCTCTACGTGGCCGTGCTGCTGGTCCTCGCGGTCGCAGGGCTCTCCATGGAGCCACCGCCGCCCGAGCCGCTGCCGTTCGTCCCTGACTACCCCGAGGTGCCCCAGCCATGAGCACCGTCTCCCCGGAGAAGGCGGTCGCTGCGCTCGAGGAACTGAAACGCCTCCGCACCTACCACAAGAAGCTGTTCTTCCGCCCCTACCCCAAGCAGCAGGACTTCCTCGACACTGGTGCTTGGGCGCGCGAGCGGCTGCTGATGGCGGGCAACCAGGTCGGCAAATCGGAGACGGGTGCCTTCGAGGTGTCGTGCCACCTGACCGGCGAGTATCCCGAATGGTGGCTCGGCCGGCGCTGGGACCGACCGACCAAGGGGTGGATCGTCGGCGAGACCGGCCTGGCCACGCGCGATGTCTCCCAGATGAAGCTCTGCGGGAACCCGGGCGTCGTGGACGATTTCGGCACCGGCTACATCCCGTGCGACGCCTTCGCCGACAAGCCGACCCTTGGCCGCGGCGTCACGGACGGCTACGACATGATCCAGGTCCGTCACATCTCCGGCGGCACTTCGATGGGGATGTTCAAGTCCTATGAGCAGGGCCGGCAGAAGCTCCAGGGCGCGACGCTCGATTGGGTCTGGTGGGACGAGGAGCCGCCCGAGGACATCTACACCGAGTTGCTGGCGCGCATCACCGCGACCAAGGGCATGCTGATCGGCACCTTCACGCCGCTCAAGGGCAAGTCGAAGGTCGTCACCAAATACCTGTCCGAGCCGTCCCCCGACCGCACAGTCGTCACGATGACGCTGATGGACGCGGAGCACATCCCGGTCGAGGAGCGCGACCGCATCATCGCCGGCTACCCGGCCTACCAGCGCGACGCCCGCGTCCGTGGCATCCCCATGCTCGGCAGCGGCCGCGTCTATGAGCACCTCGAGGAGAGCATCACCGAGCCAACCCTCGAGACCGTGCCGGGGCACTGGGCCAAGATGTGGGGCATCGACTTCGGCATCGAGCACAACTTCGCCGCGGTGCTCGGCGCCTGGGACCGCGACCAGGATATCTGGCACATCATCGCCGCCGTCCGCATGGCGGGGCAGGACCCGCTGCACCACGTCCGCGCGATGCGCAACATCTGCGCCGGCGCGCCCGTCGCCTGGCCGCACGATGGAACGCAGCGGGACAAGGGCTCGGGCATCGTCCTGGCGACCACCTACCGCAAGGAAGGCGCCCGCATGCTCCAGGAGCATGCGACGTTTCCCGAGGGCGGCTACTCCCGCGAGGCCGCCGTTGCCCAGATCAGCCTGCGCATGTCGACCGGCCGCTGGAAGGTCGCGGCGCACCTCGGCGACTGGTTCGAAGAATACCGGAGCTACCACCGCAAGGACGGCCTGATCGTCAAGCTGAACGACGACTTGATGTCCGCCAGCGAGAAGCTGCCGATGATGCAGCGCTTCGCCAAGGTGGTGCCGATGGGCAAGGCGCCGGACCCTCGGGGCCGTGGCCAAGGGGACCAAGCGAAAGACGTTGACTTCGATTTATGGTCCTGATACAGTCCAGTCGGACCCGCTCGCGCCCGAGGATAAACCATGTCCGGCACAACCGCCAAGAACTTGTCTATGTCGCCCGCCGCCCAAGACCTTGGCATGGGGGATATGGTTCGGCAGCAACTCCAGGATGACCTGGACGAACGCAAGAAGAAATTGCTTGCGAACAAGGGCGCGCCAGGGGGCAACTCTCCCTCGGCGCTGAACCCGGCGACCCTCTCCCTGTTCTCGGGGGGCGGCATGGGCGCGGGTGGGACTTTGTTCGGTGGGTAGGAAACGCCTTATCGCCGCCATGACGGTGCGCGAACCCGGGGACTTGCTCGAGGCCAGCATCATAGTCGAGGAAGGCTATGCCGTGGGGAACGAGCCGAAGCCGGTCCTGATGATCACCGTGCAGGGCCGCGCCGTCACGCACACCGCCGAGGGCAAGCCGCGCCTGCGCGTCTACGAGCCCAAGGCGACCATCGTTTTAACTGCAGATCAATTCAAAAAGTTCATCGGGGAGGCGAAAAGTGCTGGATACTAGCCCCTACCGCCTGAACTACAACCTCGGCATGCAGTCGAACTACGACGAGCAGATCGTCGCCGAGACGCTGCAAGAGTGGTCGCAGATGCAGGCGTGGCGGAACACGTTCGCCTCGCAGTGGGAGGAGGTTGCCGAACTGATCGACCCCAACTCGCGCAACACCTTCTTCGCCTACAACTTCAACTGGCCGGGCCAGAAGAAGACCGATCGTCAGGTGGACGCCACCGGCATGATGGCGCACGGGCGCTTCAAGGCGATCTGCGACAGCCTTCTGACACCTCGCAACTCGATCTGGCACGGGCTCGCCTCCGAAGACCCCTACGTGATGAAAGATCGTGACACGCGGTTGTGGTTTGAGCAGGTCACCAAATTGCTGTTCCAGCACCGTTACGCGGCCCGCGCGAACTTCTCGGCCAACAATCAGGCCTACTTCGGCGACCTCGGCGCCTATGGCACCGCCGGCATGTTCATCGACGCCTCGGACGGATCGGACGGCACGGGGCGGGGCCTCCGCTACCAGGCGGCGCGGCTGGGCGAACTGTTCATCCGCCAGAACCACCAGGGCAAGGTCGACGGGGTCATCCGCTGGTTCCGCCTGACGGCGCAGCAGGCCATGCAGAAGTGGGGTCCCGCACGGTTCCCCGAGGTGCTGCGGCCGGCGCTCGACCAGAAGTCCCCGATGATCTACGACTTCCTGCACCGCGTCGTGCCGCGCACGGACTACGACCCCGGCCGCATGGACGCCAAGGGCAAGGCATTCGCCTCCTACTACGTATGCGTGATCGGCAAGACGCTCATGGGCGAGGGTGGCTTCCACAGCTTCCCCTACGCGGTCTCGCGCTACGAGCAGGCACCCGGCGAGTTCTACGGCCGTGGCCCCGCGATGATGGTGCTGCCCGCGCTCAAGACCCTGAACGCCGAGAAGCGCACCTTCCTCAAGCAGGGCCACCGCGCGGCCGACCCCGTGCTGCTGACCGCCGAGGACGGGCTGGTCGACATCAGCATGCGGCCGGGTGCACTCAACAAGGGCGGCGTCTCGCCGGACGGCAAAGCGCTGATCATGCCGCTGCCGACCGGCACCATCCAGATCAGCAAGGAGATGATGGACGAGGAGCGGTCGCTGATCAATGACGCCTTCCTGGTCTCCCTATTCCAAATCCTCACCGAGACGCCCACGATGACGGCGACCGAGGTGATCGAGCGGACCAACGAGAAGGGCATCCTGATCGCCCCGACCATGGGCCGGCAGCACTCGGAATATATCGGGAACATGGTGCCGCGCGAGATCGACCTGCTGGCCCAGCAGGGGCTCCTGCCACCGATGCCGCCGCGGCTCCGCGAGGCGCGTGGCCACTATGGTGTGACCGACACGTCGCCGATCAGCCGCGCTGCGCAGGCCGGCGCCGCCGCGGGCTTCATCCGCACCGTCGAGACGACCAAGGAACTGGTGGCGATCACACAGGACCAGAGCCTCCTGGATGTCTACGACTTCGACACGGCGCAGCGCGACATCGCGGCGATCCAGGGCGTCAACGAAAGCTGGATGTCGAGCCCGCAGCAGATCGCCCAGAAGCGCAAGGCCCGCGCCGCGCAGCAGCAGCAGCAGGCCGCGATCCAGGCGGCGCCGGCGCAGGCCGCAATGATGAAGGCCCAGGCCGCGCAGCAGAAGGCGGGCATGGGGCCGAACACCGGACAACCACAGGGCGGGCAGGCGCCAGCCCAGGGCGGCCCGCCGCTCGCGCAACAGCTAGGAGGCTAGGCCGTGGCCGACAAAGCAATCCTCGAGGCCCAGGTCGAGGCCGCCCTCAAGCAACTACAGGACCTCGAAGCCGAGGAAGCGCTGCTCCTGAAAGAGGTCAAAGAACAGGACGCGGCTGGGACAAACGCGGCGGCAACTGCGTCACCGGCTGCCCCGCCGCTGGTTCCCGTGGTCGCGGTTCCGCCCGCAGCGGCGCCGGCGGCGGTCTCCATCGCGCAGCGCGCGGCCGCGTTCGCCACGCCCTTCGAGGGCACGTTCCTCGAGGCGTATGCGGACCCGGCCGGCGTCTGGACGATCGGCACGGGCTCGATCTGGGACCGTCGCAATACACCCCCGACGCGCGTGACGCAGCACACTCCCCCGATCGACGCGGCCACCGCGCTGGCGTGGCTCGCCGAGGAGATGACGGAAGCGGTCGGCTATGTCGCTCATTACGTCACGGTGCCGATCACGGAC